CGAGTTTACAGGATGGATAGCATATTTAGAGGAAAAGAATAGGCAAATAAAAAATGGCAACTGATTATAAATTAAGAGTTTCAGCTAAAGACAATACTAAGAAGGGCTTTAATTCTGTAAATAAAAACATTAACTCAACCCAATCAGCTATGAAGAAGCTGGCTGGTGCTTTTGCTGGTGCTTTTGCTGTTAGGCAGCTTGTAACATTTGCAAATGAAACTTTAGCTCTTGCTGATAATATTGGCAAAGTATCTGACTCTATTGGAGTTAATACTGAATTTTTGCAACGCTACCAGTTTGCTGCACAACAATCTGGATTGGCTACAGAAGAATTCAACAAAGGTATGCAGAACTTTACCAAGATGGTTGGTCAAGCTCAGATTAGAACAACCGAAGCAGGAAGAACATTAGAAAAACTTGGCGTACAGGTTAAAAAAGCCGATGGCTCTGTTAAAAGTGCAGAAGAAGTGTTTGTCGAATTATTTGAAGCCCTTGATAATGTTGGTAGTCAGTTTGAAAAGAACGCTATCTTAGCTGATCTCATGGGTAGAGCAGGTGTAAAACTTGCTGTTATGGGCTCTGAGGGTGCTGAAGCTATGAAAGAATTAGCAGCATCTGCAACTGGCATTATTCCAGAAAGGTCTATTAGAGATGCAGAAAGATTTAATGACACTATGAATATGCTAAAAAGAGCAACTTTATTGCCTTTGCAAGCAGTTGTTATAGGCACAGCAAATGCTTTCTTAGATTTAGCAGAAGCAATCGGAATTCACACTAGAGAAAAAACATTACAGCAATTAAAGTTTGAATATGCTGATTTAACAGAGACCCTAGATCGTTTAATTCCAGTTTTAGGCGAAGCAGAGAAAAAATTTGGCATAGGTGATGAGAGATATGAAAGAGTTAATAACACTTTAATTGAAACACAAAAAGCACATGATGAACTTGCATTTAAAATTGAAGAATTAACTGGGAAGCAAGAAAAATTATCAAGATTTACTGCAAACAATATGTTAGATTTTGATGCTTTAGGCGAGCAGATGAAGGTAACAAAAACTGTAGTAGAGCAATTTGCAGATACTATGGAAGGTAAACTGACATCAGCTTTTACAAATTTCTTTGATTTTGCCAGTCAACAGTTTTTAGATTTTCAAGATTTAGCAACATCAGTTGCTAGAGCAGTTATAAACGAGTTGATACAAGTATTTATAATTCAAAAAATGGTTGGATTGATTAAAGGTGCAATCACTACAGGAATGGACTCTCTTGAATATAACAGGTTGACAGATGGAGACACTCTTTTTGATTTTAATGGTGATGGGGGTGGATTTACTGGCAAAGGAATTAGAGCTGGTGGATTGGATGGCAAGGGTGGATTCCCAGCAATGCTACATCCAAATGAAACAGTTGTAGATCATACAAAAGGTCAATCAATGGGTGCATCACCCACAGTCAACTTCAACATATCAACAGTAGATGCTGCTGGCTTTGATCAGTTACTAGCATCAAGAAAAGGGTTGATAACATCAATCATAAACAATGCCATGAATAATCAAGGCAAAATGGGGGTTGTATAAATGTCTGGTCAATTTCCAACAGACCCCAACTTTAGAACTTTAAATTTTAAAGATAACAGACCAACGCTTTTGAACCAGACATTATCTGGTAAAAAACAAGTAAGACAAATAGGAGCTCAGTATTTTTCTTTTACAGTGGGGATGCCACCTTTACAACAAGAAAAAGCACAGGAAATATTTGCATTTTTACAAAAGCAGAAAGGTTCTTTTGAGGACTTTACTATTCAAGCACCTTTAGACAACTTAGGTGCAAGCAAATTAGAAACAGATATAGTTGTTAATGGAGCTCATACCTCTGGCGATAACACAATAGCAATGGATGGTTTTTCACAAACCACAGGAGCATTAAAGGCTGGAGATTATATTAAGTTTGCCAATCATTCTAAGGTGTACATGGTATCTGAAGATGCTAATGCATCAGGTGGAGCAGCAACAGTAACCATATCTCCAAATTTAGTAGCATCTCTTGCAGATAATGAAGCTGTTACTGTAAATAAACCTAGCTTTACTGTTTATCTTGAAAACGATGGTGAAATCATGTATTCAACAGATGCTAGTGGTTTTTACAGCATTTCATTTGATGTTAGAGAGGTTATTACCTAATGCCTAGAAGTCTATCTGCTGCTTTACAAACACAAGTATCATCCACAGCAACTAAGACAGCTTTTTTAGTTGAACTTAATTTATCCACAGTTATTAGATTAACTGATTGGTATACAAACGTAACTTATGATTCTAACTCTTATGAAGCTGGTGGCTCTTTTTTACAGGTTGATGCAACAACCGAAACAGGTCAACTACAGGTTAATGAAATTGGCATTAGATTGTCAAATGTTACAAATCAAATTAGAAGTTTGGTAGAAAATGGAGAATTTACAGATAAAACAGTAGATGTTTATTTGGCTTATTTTAATTCAGACGAAACCATTGTTGGTGCAATAAACTTTTTTACAGGTCAAATAAGAAATATTGGCATCAATGAAACTATAGATACTTCAACAATAAATATGGTTGTTGCTTCACATTGGGCAAATTGGAATTTAACCAAAGGTAGACATTTTTCTGACGAATCACAACAATCTTTTAGTTCTGGTGATAGGGGCATGGAGTTTGCAACACAAACAAAAGAAGATGTTAGGTGGGGTAAATAATGAGCTGGGTAACCGCATTTTTAACATTTATAGGAGTTGGAGCTAGTACAGCAGCGACAGTTGCTGCTGTTGTTTCTTGGACTGTAACTCTTGCAACTTTAGCAGTTGGTGTTAAGGGCTATAGACAAGCTAGAGATATGATGGCTAAAGGTCAGGTCATCATGGCAAACAAAACATCTGCTGGTGGTAAGTTGCCAGTTATCTATGGCACAAGAAGGGTTGGTGCTCAAGTCATATACATGGATGTTAGTGATAATGATTCAAGAGATTTATATGTTGTTTACGCCCTTTCAGTTGGTGAATGTGATGAGATTTTGGGCAGAACAATTGAACTAGATGGTAATTTATTAACTGATTCTGCAAGATTTAAAGATGGTGGTTATATTGGCTCAGATAAGATATCTTCTGGGTCAGGATCATTAAATACAGTCTCCCAAAATGGACTGGGTATAGATGCTGGTGCTGGTCAATTTGGCACAGACCCAACACTAAAGTATAGATATGTTTTTAATTTGCATCATGGAGCTGCATCGCAAACAGCAGACCCAATGCTTGTTGCATCTATGCCTAACTGGACTTCATCACATAGACTGGATGGTGTTTGTTATATAGCTGCTCATTATGGTTATGACAAAGAAGGAATGTGGTCAGGCGTACCACAACTAACAGTACAAGTTAGAGGAAAGAAGGTTTTTGATCCTAGAGATAATACTCAAACATTTGGCACTGTTTCTACTTATAAATATTCAGACAATCCAGCTTTATGTTTTTTAGATTATATCACTGACAATGAAGTGGGTAAGGGTTTGACTGAATCTCAAATTAATATGCCTACCTTTAGCTCTGCCGCTAATGTTTGTGATACTTTGGTTGATCAACCATATTTTAATGGCTCTGCTGTAAATACAACATTTAGTGCAACCTCTGGAAATGATTTTCTTTCAATAGATGGAACATTTGCAAATCAAAATTGGTGGCAAAACAAAATCGGAGAAACATTAAGTATTTATGATGCTAATGGTGATGGTGTAATCACAGAAGCAGAGATTAAAGATGTTCACAGAAATGAATTTTTTAATGAAGATGCAGAATATTTGGTTTACATCAATGATCTTTTTACCTCAACATATACAGAAGAAGCAGGTTCTTCTTTAGCAAAAGTTAAAAGATTTCATTGTAATGGTTATTTAGATGCAAATAACAGCGTTATGGATAATGCTAAAGAGTTGCTTGCCAATATGCGAGGTATCTTTCTTTATATAAATGGCAAATATGAACTATCCATTGAAGATACAGGCTCATCAACATTTAGCATTACCGATGATCACATTATTTCTGATTCTGGCATATCGGTTGATTATGGCAACAAAGACAAGAAGGCAAATAAAGTTATTGTTGAATTTTATAATGCTAATAAAAAGTATGAGCTAGACACAGCCACAGTTTTACATGATGCATCGCCCAACTACACTTCTGATGATAATGGTGAGGTCTTAGAGGTTAGAGCAGAGTTTCCTTATGTTTCTGATCCTTACATTGCCTATAACATGGGAAAGGCTATTTTAACCAGAAGTAGGAATCAGACCACAATGCAGTTCTTAGGCACTCCTGAGATGTATAAGCTAAACGTGGGAGACATTGTTGATCTTACTTATGCAGGATTAGGATTCAATGGAAAGATATGCAGGGTCGAAGCCTTAGAGCTTCAGTCAAATGGTTTGGTTGCAGTTAGTCTAATAGAATATTTTGATGTTTACACATGGGAAGTTCCACCACAAGAACCAGTAGAAGAACTATCTAATCTACCCTCAGCCTATGCTGTAAAAGCACCAACAGGATTATCTTTTACTGATAGCAGTTCTAGCTCAACAGATAGACCCTTTCTATCTTGGAACGAACCAACAGACTTTCCAGATCATCAATATAGAGTAAACGTAGTAGATAGCTCAAGCAATGAACTTACAAATAAAATTGTTGACACTGAGTTCTGTGATCTTAACTTTTTACCAGTAGGGTCTAATTATGTTGCTAGTGTTAGCTCAATCAATACCCTTAATGTTGAGTCAGACCCAGCCACCCTAACTTTTAGCGTTGCCACAGCACCTGTAGATACTGCTGATGTTAAAGACGATGCTATTACCTTATCTAAAGCAGGGGCAGACTTAGTTGCTGCTATAAATGCTGGTGGGGCAAGCTCAACCGAGCTAATAAAAGCAACTTCAGCACCATCTACAAGAGCAAATGGTGATGCTTTGCAGGCTCAAGACTTATGGGCAGATACCGATGACAACAATCAGATTTATGTAAGAAATGCATCTAACAATGGTTGGGTAAAAGCCAGAGATTCTTCTTTGGTTACTTTGTATAACTCACTAAGCTCAACTGTTTCTACAAATAGCACTAACATTGCTACAGCTCAGGGAGATATTGTTACTTTAACAACTGATACCTCAGCTAATGCAAGTGCTATTTCAAGCTTAACTTCCACAGTTAATAGCAACACATCAGCAATAAGCACAGAACAAACAACTAGAGCAAATGCAGATAGTGCCTTAGCTGCTGATATAACATCACTAACTTCTACAGTGGGTGGTAACACATCTTCTATCACAACTAATGCTACAGCCATATCAACATTAGATGGCAATGCTTCTGCTGGTTATGTATTAAAGCTTAATGCTAATGGCAAAGTGGCTCAGATGGTTCTTGGTAGCAATGCATCTTCTGGAACAGGTGCAACAAGTATTGTTGCTTTCTTGGCTGATACATTCAAGATTGATAATGATGCAGGATCAAGTGTATCTCCTTTTATTGTTAGTGGTGGTCAAGTATTTATTGATAATGCAAGAATTACTAACTTGGAAGGAAGCAGGATTGATGTTGATACTTTAAATGTTAAGCAATTTGCAAATACTAGCTCAAAAATTATTAGTCATTTGCCAGCAGGAACAAAATTTGATTTAGGTAGAGATGGTCAGGCTTATGTACAAAGAACTGGAACTTACACAGGAAGCAATGCTGCATTTATACCAGTAACTATTACTGATGTAAGAAATAATGCAGGTTATGTAGCAATATTCTCAGGCGTTCTTGGTGATGTAAGTGGTGGCAGGGTGCAATATTCTTTAAACAATTCTACATGGGTTAATGCTAATGGTAATACCAATATCTCTTGGAGTGCTGGAACTTATAGGGGTTATACCTATGTTTACACAGGTCAAATAACAACTTTAAGCACATCACAATCAACTGTTTACTGGAGAGTTTATTTCTCAGGTGGTTACAACCATACACAATTATCTTTAAACGTAATGATGGATAACACACGATAATGAATACTTTTACTGTTTATGATTTAGCAACTGGTGAAATAGAATATTCAACAACAACTGTTGCAGCAATAAATGAAGTTGGCTTGCAAGAAGGTCAAGGAATTATTGAAGGAAATTATCAAGCAAGCGAACATATTGTTGTTGATGGCGAAGCAGTTGCAAGAACAGACAATATATTAGAAATACTAAGATTAAAAAGAGATGCTTTATTAACTGAATCAGACTGGACTCAAGTCAACGACAGCCCTTTATCAGACACAAAAAAAGCAGAATGGGCAACATATAGACAGGAGCTAAGAGACTTACCATCATCTCATCAATCAACTACAAATTTTGATGATGTAGTGTTTCCAAGTGAACCAGATTAAATATACAATAGGACAGAGGTAAATTAATGGCACAACACGATTACAACCTAGCCAATCAAAGCGGAGCTGACTTCAGGGCTGATTTAAACAATGCTCTAGCAGCCATAGCTACAGTCAATTCAGGGGCTACTGAGCCTTCAACTACCTTTGCCCATCAGTTATGGGTAGACACAGCAAATAGCGTTCTTAAAATAAGAAACGCTGCTGACACAGATTGGATTACATTTGGCGTAAGTATTAGCTCATCTAATGTTCTTACAGGTAACTTAACAGGTGATGTTGTCGGAGATGTTACTGGAGACTTAGTTGGAAATGTTACTGGTGATTTAACAGGCAATGCTGATACAGCTACCACATTAGAAACAGCAAGAACTATCTCTCTATCAGGCGATGTTGTTGGTTCAGTCTCTTTTAATGGTAGTGCTGATGTAGATATATCTACAGTTGTTCAAATTAATTCTATTACTCTTGGAACTGATACCACTGGCGATTATGTAGAAAGCATATCTGGTGGTACAGGCGTAACGATTACAGGTGGCACAGGCGAAAGTTCTACACCAGTTGTTGCTATTGGTCAGGCTGTTGCTGTAACAAGTGATGTTACTTTTAATACTATTACAGCAAGCAATGAATTTATAGGTGATTTAGAGGGTGGCATTAGATTTAATGCTAAAGCTGATGGTGCTTTATCTGCTGGAGATGTGGTTTATATATCTGGAGTTTCTGGAGATGTGCCAACAGTAGCTCAAGCAAAAGCTGATGATGCATCTAAGATGCCTGCTTTTGGATTGGCTTTATCTGATGCAAATGATAATGCTGCTTTGCAGGTTATCACTTTTGGAACAATAGAGAATTTAGATACTTCTGGAGTTTCAGAAGGTCAGATTCTATATGTCTCAACAACAGCAGGTGCATATACAACCACAGCACCAACAGGCGAAAGCTCACAAATACAAAACATAGGTAAGGTAATTAGAAGTCATGCTGCTGCTGGTTCAATTAAAGTGGGTGGTGCTGGCAGATCAAATGCTACACCTAACCTAGATGATGGCAAAATATTTATAGGCAATGGCTCTAATCAATCATCAACATCAACATTAGATACTTCTATAGTTCCAGAAAATACTAATCTCTACTGGACTACAGCTAGGGGCGAATCTATGTTTGATACTAGATTGGCTACTAAATCTACCTCAGATGTTCAAGAAGGCTCAAACCTTTATTATACAACTGTAAGAGTTAATTCTGATTTTGATACTAGACTTGCTACCAAATCTACCTCAGATGTTCAAGAGGGCTCAAACCTCTATTATACCGATGCTAGATTTGATTCAAGACTTGCTACTAAAGATACGGATGACGTTCAAGAAGGGTCAAACCTCTACTATACTCAAGCAAGATTTGATTCTGCTTTTGCCAACAAAACCACATCTTCTTTAACAGAAGGTACTAATTTATATTACACAGATGCAAGGGCTAACTCTGCTATTGATACTAGAGTTACCAAAACATTTGTAGATAATTTGGGCGTTATAGCTGGCAGCGTACAAGCTGACAGCGTTGCTTTAGGCACAGATACTACAGGCAATTACATTCAAACTATTACAGGAACTGCTAACAAGATTACAGTTACAGGCTCAGGCAGTGAATCTGCTGATGTAACTTTAACTTTGCCAGATGATGTGCAAATAGCAGATAGCTTAACAGTAGCAGGAAATTTAACTGTTAATGGCACACTAACATCATTAGATACAACAAACTTAGACATAGAAGATAACTTATTCCAGCTTAATGCAGGATTAACAGGCAGCCCAGTCAATGATTCTGGTATGTTGATTAATAGAGGTGATCAAGATAATGGCATCTTTATGTGGGATGAGTCAGCAGACAAATTTACACTAGGTCTTACTACAGCCGATGGCAGTGCAACAGGCAACATTACCCTTAATTCTCTTGGTACTTTGGTTGCCAACATTGAAGGAGCAGTAACAGGTAATGTAACTGGTACAGTTTCAGATGTTTCAAATCACGATACTGATGATATTGGCGAAGGTTCAAGCAATCTCTATTACACAGATGCTAGAGCAGATGCTAGAGTTAATTTACAAACAGGAGCAAATTTAGATTTAAGCTCTAAATCAACATCTGACTTATCAGAAGGCACTAACGAATATTTCACCACAGCCAGAGCAAGAAGTTCTATCTCTGCTTCTGGTGATTTAAGTTATAACAGCTCAACTGGTGTTATTAGTTTTACAGCAGCAGCAGCACCAGTAACCAGTGTTAATACACAAACTGGAGCTGTAGTATTAGACAGCGATGATATAGCTGAAGGCTCTACTAATTTATATTACACAGATGCTAGAGCAAGAGCTGCTATATCAGAAAACTCTACACAGCTTTCATATAATTCAACCACTGGTGTTCTGACTTACACTCAAGGCGATACAGATACAGTTAGCGAAGGTTCAAGCAATTTATATTACACAAGTGCAAGATTTGACTCTGCCTTCTCTGGTAAATCAACCAGTGATCTTTCAGAGGGTACTAACCTCTATTACACAGACGCTAGATTTGATACTAGATTAGCCACAAAAGATACAGATGATGTCTCAGAGGGTACAAGCAATCTTTATTACACAGATGCTAGAGCTAACTCAGCCATTGATGCTAGAGTTACTAAAACTTTTGTTGATGCATTAAACGTAGTTGCTGCATCTGCTACAGGCAATGCAGGAACAGCTACAGCCTTAGCCACAAGCAGAGACTTCAGCATTTCTGGTGATATAACAGCATCAGCAGTTGGTTTTGATGGCACAGGTAATGTGGCTCTATCAGCAAGCATTGATGCTAATACAGTTGGCATCACAGAAATTGATGTAACTGATGGCACAAATGGTCAAGCATTAGTAACAGATGGGGCTGGAAACTTATCTTTCAGCACAGTGGCAGTTGACCAAACATTAACAATTATTGGCAGAAGTGCTAACATAGACATAGCTATAACCAGTGGCACTCTTGTGGTTCAAGGTAGAGCTGGCAATATCAATATCGGAGTATAAGAACAAATGGCAGACAGATTTCCCTTAATAGTAGATGGATCAGGAACACCAGCAATCAAAGAGATTGTTAGTGGTGATGTGCTTGATTTAACTGGCTCAACAATAAAAGCAATATCAGTTGATGGCACTAGCACCTTTACTGGTGTAGCAACTGCATCAACTTCAGCAAAAATTACACAAGTTGCAATCACCTCAAGCTCTAATGCAGTAGCTTGGGATGCATCTGCCGCAGCAAATGCTTATTATGCAACCACAGAAAATACGACTTTCTCAGCACCATCTAATGCTGTAGAAGGTGCAATTATTTCTGTAGAGATAGCTCAAGGTGCTACACCTTACACAGTAGCTTGGAATACAGTATTTGAATTTGCAGCTAGTACAGCTCCTACTGTTACAGCCACAGCCAACAAAACTGACATCTTCAGCTTTAGATATAATGGCAGCGTGTGGCAGGAAATTGGCAGAGTTCAAAACCTAGCACAAACCTAATATGGAAACGCTACAGCGTACAGCAAACAGAGGAAGCATATCTACTGGGTATGATATTGATAACTCTTTGAAGTTAGAGCCTGATAATACTGAGTATTTATATAAAACTCAAAGTAATGGAAATAAAAAAACTTGGACTTGTAGTTTTTGGTTTAAAAGAACTGAACTAAATGATGCTGACTTTCCTGCTTTTATATCTGCAACTTCATCTAGTTGGGCAACAAGAATATCTATATTTAATAATGGTGCTTTTTGGGTAGATTTGGGATATGGAACAAGCTACTACAGAAATATTGCAAATGCTTTAATAAGAGATACATCAGCTTGGTATCATTTTGTGGTCGCTGTAGATTCTACACAAGCCACAGCTTCAGATAGGCTAAAAGCATACATAAATGGTAATTTAATAACTAGTTGGAATACTCAAAATTTACCTGCCCAAAATACAGAATTTAAGTTTTTTGATTCTGCTCACGATATGTATATAGGAAATTATAATAATGCTGTTTCTTTTTTACCTGCTGGATATATGGCAGATATGCACTTAGTAGAAGGTCAACAACTAGCACCTACAAGTTTTGGTGAGTTTGATGATGATAGTGGTATATGGAAACCGAAAGCTTATACAGGCTCTTATGGTACTAACGGATTTTATTTAGACTTTGAAGATGCAGCTAATTTAGGTGATGATGCTAGTGGTAATGGTAATAACTTCACCCTAAACAACATCACATCCGCAGACCAAGCAACTGACACACCTACTAATAATTTTGCTATACCTAATGTTATAGGCACTACAAGAACCAATGCTTTTACATATACAGAAGGTGGAACAAAAGTTATACATACTGGTGGTAGCGATTGGAATAGTTGGGCTAATACAATAGCAGTGGGTAGTGGTAAGTGGTATGCAGAATTTAAAATTATTGGTGGAAATTCTCACTTTGTAGGTGTTGGTTCTGAAGATTACTATTTTGTAGGTGCTGGAAGCGGTACTGGATTTCCTGAAATTTATTATGGATATTCAGGCACAAATTCTGTAGGGTATCATAATACAAACGGGGATATTTATAATAATGGAACTCAAGTAGCTTTAGACCCTGTTTATGGTGATGGTGATATTATAAGTGTTGCTTTAGACATGGATAACGGAAAAGTTTATTTTGCAAAAAATGGAACTTATATGAACTCACAAAATCCAGTAACAGGAACTAATTCAATAAGTTTACCTGATACATCGGCTAGATATTTTATAGGCACAAGTCATTATACATCTAGTATTGGTGCTGAATGTAACTTCGGTGGCTACACATCTTTTACAATCTCAAGTGCAGCATCAGACGATAATGGCTACGGAACTTTTGAATACGCACCACCTACAGGCTACTACGCCTTATGCACTAAAAACTTAGCGGAGTACGGATAATATGGCTTATACAAATATAGACGACCCATCTGCACATTTTCAGGCTAAAGGTTATGCTGGTAATAGCGTTGATAATACAGCAATAACCAACGATGGTAATAGTGATTTACAACCTGATTTAATTTGGTTTGCAAGATATGATACACCAGCCGATAAATTTCTTTTAAATTCTAGTACAGGTGTTACAAAATTTTTAATAAGTAGCGGCACTTCTGCTGAAGGAACTTCTACATCTCTACTTAAATCTTTTGATACAAATGGTTTTTCTGTAGGAACTAACAGTAATACAAATTCTAGTAGTTCAAACTATGTAGCATGGCAATGGAAAGCTAATGGTGGTACGACCTCAAGCAATACGGATGGTTCTATAACTTCTACAGTTCAAGCCAATCAAGATGCAGGGTTTAGCATTGTTACTTATACAACAGCAGGTTCAACAGCAACAATTGGGCATGGTCTTGGTGCAAAACCTGATGTAATTTTGTTAAAGAAAAGGAAC